ACCTTGGTGGGTCAAACAAGTAAAGCTGAAGCAACTATCACAGATGTAAGGTTGATTTCAGATATATCTGCGAACCTAATTGGTAGTTTCTTCATTCCAGATCCAACTGTTGGAGCAAATCCAAGATTTGAAGCAGGCACTAAAACTTTAACTCTTACTAATGATTCTCAAAATAATGTGAAGAACGCAACAACTATAGCATCAGAGAGATTCATCTCCAGCGGAACCATAGAAACAGTTCAAGAAAATATTATTTCGATTCGTCAAGGAAGAATTGAAACTAAGGATGTTGTTCCAGAATCCCGAAATACTGAAAGATTACTCAACTCTCAAGTGATTGGCACAAGACAGGTTAATACTGTTAGATCAGATACATCCGAAGTTCGTTGGTATGACCCACTTGCACAATCTTTTGTTGTTGATGAAAAGTTTGCAGAAACAGGAGTTTTTATCACAAAATGTGATATTTATTTCCAAGAAAAAGATGATATGAATATGCCAGTAACTCTGGACATTAGAACCATGCAGGGTGGATATCCAACTACAAAAATACTACCTTTCTCTCAGGTAGCATTACTCCCAAGTGATGTTAATGTTTCCACGGATGGATCAGTTGCCACAACATTTACTTTTGATGCACCAGTTTATCTAACAGGTAATGCTGAGTATTGCATTTGCGTTTCTGCAATATCAACGAAATATAAAGTATTTATTTCAAGAGTTGGTGAAAACGATTTAATTTCCCAAGCATTTGTCGCACAACAACCATATCTTGGATCTCTCTTCAAATCACAAAATGCCTCTACTTGGGAAGCGAGTCAATGGGAGGACCTAAAGTTTAAACTGTATAGAGCTGATTTTAGACCAAGTGGGTTTGTTCAGTTCTATAATCCAAATCTAACTCTTGGAAATAAGCAAATATCAACTTTGATGCCAAATTCTCTTTCCTTCAGTGCTAACAAAGTTAGAGTTGGTCTTGGATCAACCCTTCAAGATGACGGACTTGTATTTGGAAACACAGTTTCGCAAGTAAACTCATCTGCAACAGGAAATTATGTGGGTAAAGCAGGTATTGCAACAGGGAATCTTAATATTATCAATACAGGAATAGGATATACACCCTCACTTGGAGCAGGATCACTAACTTATTCAAGTGTAAACTTAATCAATGTTACAGGATCTGGGACAAGCGCAACTGCAAATATCACTATTTCAAATGGTGTTGCAATTGCAGCAACAATTTCAAATTCTGGATTTGGATATGAAGTGGGTGATGTATTTACAGTCGGAGCATTAGGAATCAACTCGGTGGGTAGAAACATGAGATTATCTCTTGTTTCCATTGCTAGCACCAACACGCTTATTCTTGACAATGTTCAAGGAGAATTTAAAACAACAGGTGTGGGAAATAGCGTTAGATACACAAACAGTTCTGGTATCACTACTTTCTTAAACAACTCAGTTGGAGGTGGAGTTCCTATTAATTTCGTAACCACCATTAATGATGGTCTTCATATTAAGGTAAATCATGCTAATCATGGTATGTATTTTAATAGAAATGTAGCGACTATCGGAAATATTAAACCAGATGTTATTCCAACAACTCTTACTGTGCCATACTCTTCATCAGCAACTGGAACGATTTCAGTTACTGACTCAACTAAATTTGGCACTTTCGAAAATGTTGGAGTTGGAACAACAAATAAAGGTTACTTGTTGATTGGAGATGAAGTTATTTCATATACAGAAACTCCATCTTCAACAACTATTGGCGGTAATGTTCAAAGAGCAGTTGTATCTTCAAATTTACCAGCTGGCGCAGGTAGCACCTCAAAAAGTTATCCAGTAGGAACTCCCGTTTACAAATATGAACTTGCGGGTGTTTCTTTGACAAGAATTAACAAAGTCCACGATCTAAGTGATGTTGTATTACCCAACGCAATATCTCATGATTTTTATCATGTTAAGTTAAATATGGGATCAAGCACAGTAAGCACTGGTAGATCTGATGGATTGTCATATCCCAAACTATTCCTTAACACTACAAAGTCTGCTGGAGGCGACGATATCAAAGCAACTCAAAACATTCCATATGAGATTATTAATCCGCAAGTGCATAATACAACTGTAACTGGGACCTCTATCAATGGAGCAATAAAAACATATAGTGCAGTAAGTATTAGTGGAAATGAAATTCCACATATTAATAATGGATTCCAAGCTGTAACTTTAAATACGGACAACTACCTCACAACTCCAAGAGCAATATATTCTGGGAGAAATGAAAGTCAGTATCTATCGGGGGACAAGTCGCTAACATTGAGAGTTAATATGGAATCTTCAAGTACAAATTTATCTCCTGTTCTTGATCTACAAAGAGTAACTGCAACTCTAATTTCAAACAGAATCAACAAACCATTTACAGATTCGCAGTACATTACAGATAATAGAGTCAACTCAATTAATGATGATCCCCATTCATTCCAATACATAAGTAAAGAAATTACTCTTGAAAATCCAGCAACTTCCCTAAAACTACTTTTAAATGCACATGTTAATGTTTATTCAGATGTAAGAGCTTTCTATGCAATTAGTGATGTTTCTGGGTTCACTCCAATATATACACCTTTCCTAGGATATGAAAATATTATATTAGATGTTTATGATCAGTCTCAAAGCACGGGACATCCTGATTTTAGAATTGAACCATCATCAAAACTTGGATTTATTTCACAAAACCTTGACTTCTCAGAATATTCATTTACAGCAGATCAGTTGCCTTCATTTAGATCATATAGAATTAAGATTATTATGACATCAATAAATCAAGTATATGTCCCTAGAATCAAAGACTTAAGAACTATTGCACTAGCATAATATGAATTATTTACAAGTAGAGGGTTACTCTCATTTAAAGAGAGACCCAAAAACAAATTCTATTATTAATACAAACATGTCTGAATATGAGGAATATATTTCAAAAAGAGATAAAAAAACAGAAGAATCTCAAAAAGTGCAAAATCTCGAAACAGACATCACTAATATAAAAGATGATATTGATGAAATCAAAAACTTATTAAGGAGTTTAGTAAATGGATCCTAGTAGCATAGAATTAGAAAATCTAAGTAAAAGTTTTGAGTTTTTTAAATTTTGTTCTGAAATAGACAGCATCGAAGATATGGAAAAACTTAAAGATATTGCAAAATGTTATTTTAAACTATACCTCAAACAACAAGAAGTCGTTCTAAATTTAGGTGCTATTTGAGCTCATCATAAATATTTAAAAAAAGTAATAAGGTAAAAAATGGCGCAACCATCTAACAAGCAAGAGCTAATAAGTTATTGCAAAAGAAAACTGGGAGCGCCAGTCTTAGAGATCAATGTTGCTGATGAGCAAATAGATGATCTAGTTGACGATGCTGTGCAGTTTTTTCAAGAAAGACATTTTGATGGGGTATATCCAGCATTTTTTAAATATAAAATAACTCAAGCAGACATTGATAGAGGAAGAACACGAGGGGGAAGTCAGGCGCCAGTGGGAATAGCAACAACCACTACCACAACAACCATAGCTGGATATAACTCATCAACAACATTTACTTTTGAAGAAAATAGTAACTATCTTCAAGTTCCTCCTTCGATAATTGGTGTAAATAAAATATTTAATTTTGATGGAAATAATACCATCACGCATGGTATGTTCAGTATTAAGTATCAACTATTTTTAAATGACATTTATTATTTTGGAGCCACAGAATTATTAAGTTATGCAATGGTAAAAACCTATCTTGAAGATCTAGATTTTCTACTTAATACTCAAAAACAAATAAGATTTAATAAGAGACAAGATCGTCTTTATCTTGATATTGATTGGTCATCAATCTCAGTAAATGATTATATTATTATTGACTGTTATACAACCTTAGACCCAAATGATTATTCTAGGGTATGGAATGACTCATTTTTAAAACAATATGTAACATCTCTTATTAAAAGACAATGGGGTCAAAATCTAATAAAGTTTCAAGGTGTTAAACTTCCAGGTGGAGTTGAACTTAATGGTAGACAAATTTACGATGATGCACAAAAAGAGATAGATGTATTGATGGAAAAAATGTCTAATACTTATGAACTTCCGCCCTTTGATATGATAGGATAATGTTAAATCCATTTTTTCTCCAAGGTTCAAAATCTGAACAAAATCTTGTTCAAGATTTAATAAATGAACAGTTAAGAATGTATGGTGTTGAAGTTCATTATTTACCAAGAAAATATATTACGGAAAAAAAAGTTTTAAGGGAGGTTATTCAATCTAAGTTTGATGATGCGTATCCAATTGAAGCATATATCGATAGTTATGATGGATATGGAAATAACCCCACAATATTGTCAAAATTTGGAATACAGGCATTAAATGAGTTGACAATTATCATTTCAAAAGATAGATTTCAAAATTATATCACTCCATTAATAAAATCAAAGGCAAATATTAAACTATCATCAAGACCAAAAGAGGGAGACTTAATCTATTTTCCTCTTGGAGATAGATTGTTTGAAATTAAATATATTGAACACGAAAAACCATTCTATCAACTTCAAGAAAATTATACTTACGAGTTAAGATGCGAACTCTTCAGATATGAAGATGAAGTTATTGACACTGAAGTCGCTGAAATAGATGATACGTTAGAACCAAGTTCAGATAGTGATCAACCCTCAGTTATTATTGGAGCAATACAAAAACTAACCCTTGTTGGCACTGCATCCTCTGCCACGGCAACTGTCAATATTGTAAATGGTGGCATTAGGTTTATAACAGTTACCAATAGAGGTGGTGGGTATCTAAGTGCTCCGAGAGTTGCAATATCTTCAGCACCATCTGGAGGATTGACAGGGATTGCGACTGCGACATTGGTTTCTGGAGTGGTTGTTTGTAATGACAATGTTAATCCAAAAAGAAAATCTGTTCAAAGTGCCCCTCTTATCAATGCCGGATTTGGGTATACAGTTGCTCCAACCATAAAGTTTATTGGAGGTGGAGGATCCCAAGCAACCGGAATATCATCGATTGGTAATGGCGTTATTGGAACTATATCTTTAACAAACAATGGATCTGGATACGCAGATTCTCCAAATATTACATTTATAAATGAAGTTTTCTTATCTGGAGTTGCAACTGTTTCTGCTGCGGCGACAGCTGTTGTAAGTGCTGCCGGTTCAATCACATCAATAAGAATAACAAATGCCGGATTAGGATATAGTGTTGCTCCAACAATCCTTATTAACAATGTAGGGGTTGGATCAACTTCTTATGGTAGTTTTATATTTAATGAGGTAATAACTGGATCTATTAGTAGCGTAACAGCAAGAGTCAGAAGTTGGAACTCTAT